CCCAGGAATCTTTCTTCCATTATATGATAATGGTGGTAATGGAAAACTCAATGGTGGTAAACATACCGTTAAATATGGAACTTTGATCTCCAATCTAGAAAGTTTTCTGTCGTATGAAATCCACGGAGATATATGTGGTCTTGAGACTAATTTCGTAACCGTCTTAGAATCGGAATCATCGACCCTATAATTAATCAACCTCAGGAGATTCCAAGCTGACATTACTATTGATCTTACGTTATTATTACTCAATTGTCTCTGAGAATAAATTCTACTTAGTGATATTACATTTTTGACAATGTCCAATCTTTCTCGTACTCTAACTTCATTCTTCTCCTCACAAAACAATGACATTCGGTCGGGTTTTGGAACCACCATACCTAATAGACAGTCGTTTTGTAAGAAAGTAGCGAATACTTTTGAATCACTCGCTTCTATTTCAAAATTCACTTCTTGTAATCGTCTCTCACTAAATTTAAGATATGAAGCAATTGCTTCATCAGAACCCTTAATCAATTCATAAAAATCATCACCAACCGAAGCTCCCTCACTGATAATCCCTCCGGAAGGTAAATTTAAATCGTTAAATTCTTTGACGCGAGCTTCATGTTCAAGTGAGAATATAGTAGTGTGTTGACCAGTGGTACCGTACAGACCACTTTCATACGTAAAGTCACTTACTACAAAATCATGCTCGAGCTTAAAACACTCGTCTTTTAGTATATACTTAGTTGGTCTACCCTCTTTCACTGCCATCATATAATATTGAAATATTGCTGATGCTTTAATTGGAACAACATTTTGTGTTGGACCTTGCGTCATCATTACTTCTTTGGAATTGTGACAAAAATACTTTTCTGTTTCATTATCGACAACTGTTTCAGCGTATAGGCTGTTTACAAAATCACTCATTACTGGCATAGTATGAGCGTCCTGCCCTTTAAGATCACTTGAATTATTCACTCCGTGAGTACCTGAAGAACCGTGCAATTGCAATGCACAATTTCGAACATCACCTTTTTGTTGACCAACGTCTATTACTTTACAGAATTTCTTCAATGCTTCGAAACCCCTTAAGTTAACAATCTGTTGCGCTTGTTTCTGTTTAATCACCATCACGACTACTCTTGCTCTTCTTCTGATCTGAAATCTTATCGTACAGAACCCGCCGCTCCTCAGCTTCTCAACACAGCGGACGTAATCATTCATATCTTCAGGTCGCAACGCCAAGCTGATTACTCTCGTATTTGATATATTCTGTAGCCTCTGAGGAAGATCGGGATCTATGACCTTCACCCCCTCACTCCTATTTGTCATTGCGTCAGCCAATTCTTTCTCAAAATCTTTCCTTTTGAGTTCTTCGAGTATTCTCCGATGATACTTATTCTTAAACATAGCATATACTCCCTTCATTAGTGGAGGACACTTTGACCAATCCCAACATATAGCGTGCCTATTTCCGTCAGCATCGTACATATATGATTTGACTGGAGGATAAGGTACTGTCACCTTTTGGACAGGAGCCGCAGATTTTTCGTATTCCAATATCAAACTAGTCTTGTTAAATATTCCTGGAGAACTTATTCCGTTTAATAACATTTTCAACCACCGTATTCTCAGGCTTCTAAGCGTTTTCTCTCCGATTAAATGTTTCCTTATGTACGAAAAGACTCTTCCGTCTATTCCTTTTAGTTTCTTAATTCTAGCATTATACGATTTGATCTTATTATCATAATCCCAATCCTTGAAATTAATTAGATGATCCATCCCTGCAGCTACCCCGTCCCTTTCACGTACTACCGTGTGAGCACTTGGCAATGTTAGGTACAGATACCCCTCTAAATCGCGTAGATCAGGCCCTCTCTCTAAGAATGCTTGACAAACTGACTGTTTCGTTTTATCAAATATATACTCTACTGATAATAGCGCGAACTCTCTTGGGTACAATCCTAACAGCTCGTTCATTGCTAAATTCAGTAGTATAATTATTACTTGTGGTAGTGTGCATGAGAAATCTTTTGAATGATCATTAACGTATGATCTTCCAGCGCTAGATGTGTATGGGAAAAGGTACCGGTCCCTCATTAAGTACCGGATGGCTTGCATACCAACTGTGTCCGCGCCGTATTTCAATGGCCCGCTCTCATAAGGTATTGAGCTTGCTAGACCGATCTCTTCTTCGCTTATTGATTGTTTTGAGAAAAGGGCTACAGCTATTTGTAATTCAGCATTTCCCATCCTCTCTTGTGATGCTAACATTTTGAACATCCGTGAATGTCCACCTAGGACCATATTCTTGACTGAGTACTGATCTTCGGTTTTTCGCTCCTTACTTTGCAAGTAGTCTCGTGCTTCGAAAGCAGAACTGTTTGCTATGTAACGACATTCTGGTCTTATAAATTTTTGTGTATCTTCATCATACCCGAACAAATTCAAGTTCAATTTTGGTGGGTTCTCAAATTCATTAGGAACAATCCTTTTGAAGAAATCATCACTGACTTTCCAATGCTTGACTGGTTCTATGAATTTCAAATAGTTCACAATTTGGTTTGTGTTCATGTTTAAGGTATACATAAATTTATCTGCTAGAGCCAGGTCATCCAACGTTAAGTGGGCTGAGCCTGGCTCGGACGCGAATATTGTACATATGGTTTCATAGTCTTTGATTAATTCCGGCTTTTTACTATCCGCTTCCTCGATTGCGGTATAGTAGTTTGGAAATGTTGTGTGTTCAGCGGGCTTTGCTTTTTGCTTTAGCCCTTCAATTGTCTTTTGTGTTGTTCGTTTGAAACGTGCAACTAAAATAGTGTCTTTTTCTTTGTGTCTTGGTTTATTATCTTTCT